TAATTGCTCATTTTTGTTATTTATTCTTTATATTATTCAATATTTTTTATTATAAATATATTATTTTGTTTACATAATTGTTTTAATTTATTCATATATTTATAATAACAATTAATAATTAATTTATGTAATGATTGTAAGAGATTATTTATTGGTTGATTAAATACATATCCTAATTGAAGTGTATGTAATGATTGTTGGAGATTATTTATTGGGTGATTAAATTCATCTCCTAATTTAAATGTATGTAATGATTGTGGGATATGATTTATTAGTTGATTATATTTATCTCCTAATTTAAGTGTATGTAATGTTAGTGGTAGATTATTTATTGTTTGATTAAATTTATCTCCTAATTGAAGTGTATGTAATGATTGTGGTAGATGATCTATTGGTTGATTAAATTCACTACACTTATTAAATATGAGTGTATGTAATGATTGTGGAAGATTATCTATTGGGTGATTAAAATCCCATCCAAATTGAAGTGTATGTAATGAATGTGGGAGATTATCTATTGGTTGATTAAATTCACTACAATAATCAAATCTTAGTGTATGTAATGATTGTGGAAGATTATCTATTGGTTGATTAAAACAATATCCTAATTTAAGTGTATGTAATGATTGTGGGAGATTATCTATTGGTTGATTAAATTCACTACACTTATTAAATATAAGTGTATGTAATGATTGTGGGAGATTATTTATTGGGATATTATTTATTGGTTGATTAAATTCTCCAATAAGTATAAGTGTATTTAATGATTGTGGGAAATTATTTATTATTTGATTAAATTGTGTTCTTAATTGAAGTGTATGTAATGATTGTGGGAGATGATTTATTGGTTGATTAAATACATATCCTAATTTAAGTGTATGTAATGATTGTGGGATATTATTTATTGGGTGATTAAATTTAAATCCTAAATGAAGTGTATGTAATGAATGTGGTAGATTATTTATTGGTTTATTAAATATATTATAATCATTAAATATGAGTGTATGTAATGATTGTGGGAGATCATTTATTGGTTGATTAAATTCTTCTCCAAGATGAAGTGTATGTAATGATTGTGGAAGATGATCTATTGGTTGATTAAATTCATCTCCAAGATGAAGTGTATGTAATGATTGTGGTAGATTATTTATTGGTTTATTAAATTTAAATCCTAAATGAAGTGTATGCAATGATTGTGGAATATTATCTATTGGATGATTAAATATGCTATACTTATCAATTATAAGTGTATGTAATGATTGTGGGAGATTATCTATTGATTGATCAAAATGATAATCAAAATATAATTTTTTAATTCTATTATATATTAATAATTTTTCAATATTATCTCTAAATTCATAATTAAATTTAACAATATATCTATTAAAAAAAATATCATCAAAAGATTTGTAAAATTTATTAGTAGATAGAAAATTTAATAAACTTTTTCTATCAAGAAATTCTGCTAATTCATAAATAATATCATAATATAACATAGTAATTCATAAATTAATTTAATTACTTATTTTTGTTATTTATACTTTATATTAATCAATTTTTTATTATAAACATATTATTTTGTTTACATAATTGTTTTAATTCTTTTTTATTTGTAATGATTGTGGTAAATTATTTATTTTTATAAAAACAAATACTATAATTATTAAAAAAATATTATCAAAAAATTTAATAAATCGTTTCTATCTAAATACTGTGATATTTTATAAATAACATAATAGAGTAAATTATAAATTAACTAAATTATTTATGTTTATTATTATTCTTAATATTAATTAATTTTTTATAATTTTTTTAATATATTAATACAATTTAATAATTGTTCTCTATTTTTTGGATTTAATATACCTAACCTAATTAAATCATTAGATTCTAAATTAGTAAGTTTATTACCATCTATCTTATTCAATAAAAATTGTTCCCCATAAATATTAAAACCAATAAATAATAACCAATTATATACTTCATCTATTGTCCAATCATTAACATATTTAATAATAATATTATTTATAGTATTATTATTTTTTGATTTATTTCCATTACTAGAAATAAATCTCACATATTTTTGTAATTTTAAACGATGACCTAATTTTTTAATACCATAATTTTTATAATCATCAGATATAAGATCAATTAATATCTTACCATTTATTTTATATTTTCTAAATTTATTAGAATATTCTTTAAATCCAATAATATCAAGATAATATTTTACATCATCATAATCCCAATCATTAATATTATAAATTATTAGATTATTAATTATATTATTAACAAATATTAGATGTTCTTCTAAATTAATATTATTATATTTAATTTCTAATGTTTTATCATCAAAAATTAAATTATAATATTTAAAATAAGAAGCAATACTATTATTTTTATCAATATTATAGTTAAATTTTATTAACTGAAATTTTTTTATTATATTAGATATCTTATCTTTAGCATCTGTAAAACCATTAGATTTTACATCATAAATAGGTTTTTCAATAGCATGAACGATTTCATTTAATATTACACCATAATATGGAATCATATTTTGATTTAATTTATCTTCTAAACAATTTTTATAATTTTTAAAATTATTAATTACAGAAAATGATTCTTCTAATTTATTTAATTTTTTTAAATATTTTACAGTTTTAGAATCATTCCATAAGTTATCTATTTTTAATAATGGATTATTTAAACTTGCGATAAATGTAAATGTTAATAAAAAATTATTCATATCTTTTAAAGTTAAAGCAATCTCTATTATTTTTTTAAATTTATTAATTCTATCCAAATTATTAATAGCAAATAATATTTCATTTTTTATCCAATAATTAATTTTATCATTATAATTTATTAACTTCACAAAATATGGAAATTTTATTTTACAATTTTTTTCCTCATCTTTAGCCATTGCATAATATAATAATTCAACACTACTTATATTATTCATATATTTTGCACATTTTCTTGTGAATTCTTTGGCAATCGTTATACTATTAAACTGAAGTAAATGAAAATCAAATTGTTTAAATATTTTTTTATTATTATAATATCTTTTTTTATTAATAATATTAATATTTTTGTTATTATTTATATTTATTTTATTTCTAATATTATTTAGTATATTATTATCATCATCTAATTCTTCTAATTCTAATAATAATTTATCAATCTTAATATTTTTAATTAAATTATTTCTAATAATATAATTAAAAAATCTAATAATATTTAATTTTCTTAATATATATTTTTTATTACAAGTTTTATTATATTTTTTAATAGTACTTTTGTATATATTACCCCAAACTTCAAATATCATACTCACTGGAAATTTAAAAATAGGAATGATTGATAATAAATTTTGTTGTTTATTACCATCATTAGATATAATAGTTCGTTTTAGTTCATATTTAAATATAGTTTCTTCAGTTATATCTTTTGATGAATTTATATCACTATCTGATTCAGATATTTTTTGTTCACTATAGTTATCAAAATTAAATTTATCTGGTAGTGATCTATTGGAATCAGTTATATTACTAATAGTATTATTAGTAAATCGATCTGGAAGTGATCCATTTGTAGTTAATCTTTTAAATTTTTTAGTATCTACATATTTTTCCATAATTACGGAAATATAATATATTATTTAAATAATTTAAACAATCACTAATAATTTCAATTTTTTATAAATTTATTTGGTTCATCCATTTGCATTCCAATACATTCTAATGTATATCTATCACAAGTTTGTGCACATTTTATTTCTACGATATCACGCATATATAATCCGATATTATAATAATGATTTTTTGCTTTTTCTAATAAATGATCATTTATATTATAATTTTTATTCCAAAATATTTTATCGTATTTATTTACGGCTTTTATATAATCATCACCATATGGTAAACTTCTTACAATATTATTAATATAATTAATATATTCTTTCTGTGTATAAGCTTGTTTATATTGTAAACAAACTTGTCCATAATCATATTTTTTAGAATAAAATTTTTGAACATAATTACAGCTAAATATATTTAGATATCTACCAACTATAAATGCATAATGAAGTGCTGTAGGAAATTCAATAGACATATTACACCAACCATTTTGTCTAACATATTCTAATAATATACCAATATTAGATGGTTTATTATCTTTTTGTATAATATTCTCCATAAGTTTTGTATATATGATTATAATAAATTATAGTATTATATTATCTTTTTCAAATTTTCTTTTTGTTATCATTGGTATTTTTCTTTTATTGTATAATAATAATTTAATATCATTTTTAAGTTCTTTTAATACTTCTTCATCATCTTCGCCAATAAACCTTTCAAATCGTTCTCTAGTCTTTTTATCTAATTTATGTTTTATTTGATTATACTTATCAATTAAATAAAATTGTTTATCATCAAATAATTGATCAATTATTTCAGTCTTATTTTTAATATTCCAAAAATTACCATCAAAAATCATCGCATATAAATCTTTTATATTTGATATAAAAACGGAATGAAATTCTGGTTTATTAACATTAAAATGCATATTTTCTATTAATCTAAGTACACATTTGTACCCTCTCTTTAAATAATATATAACGTCATCATCATATTCTTTATACATATCTTCTTTTCCAAAAGCAATTATATTAATATTTTTATTAGTTATATTAGTAATATTGTTAGTAGTATTATTATTAGTATTGTTAGTAGTATTAGTTATCTTTATATTATTTGTAATATTACCTTTTAATTTTTTATTTTGTTTTTCTAATTGTTGTATTCTCTTATTTTGCATTTCCATTCGTTTATTTTGTTGAGTTAATAAATTTTGATATAGTTCTTCTTTTTTTTCGTAATCACCTATATTTGAATTCTTATTTATTTTTTGTTCTAACTTTTTTATTTTACAAAATTTTTTAATATGTCTTACTAAATTACTATTGTTGGTAAATATTTTTTCACATATATAACATTTAAATATTTTATTATGATATCCATTAATATTATTATTATACATACAAGGATATTTTCTTTTATAAATATGACATTCATAATTATATTTTCTATCAAATATTTTTTTACATTTAGGACATTTGTAAATAACCATCTAATATATATTAACATATTTTATTAAAAATATTAAAATCTAACATTCCTATATTATATATCCCACATTTTCCACAATTTAGTGATCAAAAAGGATGCTTTTTAGCATATTGAGAGGGGGGGAGTAAATAAAAATATAAAAGTTTTTTGAAAAATTTTTATATCGATATTTTATAAAAATTTTATTAATGTATGCACACATTCACGACTATAATCGTCTTTAATTTTTATAGTATTTTTTTATTATAGATTATATACCATCTATTATCATCTTAATTACTCTATATTACAATAATTATAATAATAATTACCATCTTTATATATCTTAATGATGATATAAGTCTTGAGACTATTATTAATTTATAATATACATCTTATAAGTATTAAAGATGATATACGTCTTTACAATATTTAATATTTCTTTTTTACATCTAATAAGTCTTAAAGATGGTATTAGTCTAAACAATAAATAATATAATATATTTACGTCTTATGCTCTTAAAGATGTAATCTAGTCTTAACAAATAATAAATAATTTGTATGCATCTTAATGGTCTCTAAAGACGTATGTTAATCTTAGTATTATAATAAATAAAAAAATCGTAGACTAATAAATCTAAATACATAATCTAAGATCTAATTAAGGTCTTAAATAAATTAATAATAATAAATATTAATCATAAGTAAGTCATAAATATATAATATAAGATGATAATAACGTCATTCTACATATGAATATATAACAATTATAATCGTAATAAGTCTTAAAAAAGTTGTGATCAAAACGTTAGTAAAATAGCTGTTGTTGGTGCAAAAGAATTTAAATTTTTCTACACTGGAATACTAATCTATTATACTTTTTGGCGATTAATGTAATAAATTGCTAACATATATACTTTTAATATTATTTTTCTACGTAAATTGCATATATAATTACTTTAATAGAATAATAATATATAGTTATACTTTTATATAATATAAATAATAAAAACCAATAAAGTATTAGTATACTATATTACTTATTTAAAACTGCACCAAAATGTGTAACAAAAATAAATTGCATATAATTGTACTTTATTATAAATTTTATAATAAATAATAAAATAAATGTTAAACATAATTACTTTTAGTAGTTTTTTATTAAATAATTTTGGATATAATAAGAAGTAATTGATATAATTGTAGATAAAAAACTTAAAAGTAATATTAATCTACAATATAAATCTTTAGTATTTGTTAAATATATACATAATTGTAATAAAAAAAAGAATAAGAATATAAACATTAAATTAGAGAATATATTTGTAATAAATTTTATATTGCTAATATAAAATTGTAAATCTGATTCTAATATTACTCTGTGGGGATTTGTAAGTTTATCTATTTTACAAAATATAGCTTGTAATGTATTTGTTTGAATATAATTAGAATAATCTTTAATTTTTTTATAAACATTATCTTTATATTTAGTAACCAAACCATTCATCTTAAAAGCTGGGAAATAATTAATAATATTTAATGCTTTAGATCTTTTTAATTTATTAATATCGGAATATTTAAGTTTATTATTATATTGGTTTGTTAAGAATGCTTTACCTTTTATTTCTAATTGAACATCAGAAATATTATGAAAATCATAATAAGATCCAATAATATTATAACTTTCATTATCATCAAAGAATATACAGATACCACTATCTAATTCATCATAAACATGTTTAAGTGTATAAACTTTTAGATGTTCAGTTATGAAATAATAATTTATTAATAATATAAATGAAAAACCAATAAGAGTAATAATAAATGGTATTAAATAAATATTAGTTTTCATTATATATCAAAACTAATATACTTTTAAGTAATTATTATTGAAA